GGATTGGCGGCACTGGAGTTGGTGCCGCCAATCCCTGGGCCGTCTCCGCCGCCGCCGCCGCCGCCAATTGATGGGCCTGCGCCGCCAAAAGCATCGAGTCCAACAGACTGCGACGCAACAGCCTGCGCGCCCTCGGGGTCGCCCATTGAAGCCTGCCCTATATCAATCCCCGTTGCATCTGCAACATTGCCGCCGATCGAAAGCCCTGGGGCAACGTCAAATTCCATGTAGTCAGACACAGCAAGAGACTCGGGCGTCACCATTGACGCCACGTTGCCCTGCGCGTCTGTCACAGAAATCATCCCAGGCTGCTCGCCAATCGTGCCGAGCAGCCCAAGGCTTTCGTCAATGGCGTTGATTTGGCTGTCCACCATTGCCTGACCAACCGCGTTTGCGATAGTCCCGCCAGGTAAAAAGCCTCCAGCAGCCTGGCCATAGTTCATCAAGCCAAGGCCGATATTTTGCTGGGTTCCGCTGATGCCCTGGCCCAAGCCGCCACCGAAATTGCCGCTGGCATCCACCAGTCCGCTCATGCCCTGCCCGCCAACTGAGCTGGATGAACCAGGCATATCAGCCGGGCCGCCCTCTGCCCCGCCGCTGACATTTGCGGCGACTGGTGGCACAAGCTGGGCAGATGGTGCAGCAGCGTAATACAGCGGCTCATAACCCTGCGCGTAATCTTGCAAAATGCCAGACCCAAGCACGGGCACTGGTGCCGCAATGTTGCGCGGTCTAGCAAGTATCTCTTGCGCAGCCAACAGGCTGGGGTCAACGACTGCGCCTGTATTATTAAAAGACGGCTCTTGATACAAAGCCATTGGCGAAAACATTTGCGTCAAAGACAGCGGCGTGTCATACGTGTAGCTGCCGCCGTAGTTGATGGTGTCTAAGTTTGTGGCCATTAATCAAAGTTCCTTGCTCATCACGTACCAGTTTGGTTCGTATCCCTCGTCCTTTAAAAAGGTTTTCGCCCAACCTTTTCTGCCAGCCAGCGAAACCCTAGTGCATCCCACCTGCCTGCCCCACTCCTCAACGTGTGGTCGCATGGCCTTGAGTTCGTCTAGGTCGCCGCCGACAAGGAAATAGTGCAAGTCCTTGAGTTGCGGGTAGACAACGACCTCTGTGATTACCGCCGAGTTTGCGTTGGGCCAAAGCTGAAACCGCTTTGTCAACACCCCAGCAGCAATGTCATCAAAAGTGTGTGTCCCTCCTGCGTATTCTAAAGCCGCCTCTATCCATTTGCGACACCGAACAAGCTCGGAAAATACATCTGTCATAGCGCGGTAGTCGATAAGTTGCCTGAGTTGTCAACTGTAACCGAGTACCGCGTCCCGTTGGGGCTGGTCAGAACCAACCGCGCCCCACGAATCTCAACATCCTGACCCTGCTTACGGTTCTGCACGTCAGCGCGCTCAATCAGGTTGCGCAGCTGCGCTTGGTCGCGCAGGTCGTACTGCGGCGCAGCGCTTGGCAACTTCACCGGCGACCCCCTGCAACGGCGTCAACCCGCATGGTGCCAACCCGCCAGTCGTCGTTAGTCGCCATCTCGACCCGCATCGCCACCTGACGTCCAGAGAATCTGACCGACGTCGGGTTGGCCATGCTGTAGGCCCCGTGCGTCGTCTCATCCCCGTTGGGGTAGTAGCGCGTCTTAAACTTGACGTTGACGTCACCCTGAGTCAGCTCGTCTGGGATCAGCTCCCGCACGTTCATGATCTGATCGCCGGTGCCGATTTGGAACGCTCCGCTCTCGGCAAACACCGTGGCCGAGTCGTAGTCGAACCCGACCTCGTGCTCGTACACGTAGCCGTCGGTTGAGATCATCAGCGGCTGACGGTACACGCCACGGTCGGTGCCTGCGGTACGCGCGAGCGAGCCAATGTTCCAGTGGTTCTCGCGGTAGTTGAACGTGACGTAGCTGTCAACCTCGTTGCTGGCGCTGCTTGGGTAGAACCACCATACCTCACCAAATGCACTGTTATGCACGGCGTATATCTTGCTTTGCTGCGTCGTGTTTAGGTTGCGGTAGACGTAGTCACCAACGTCGCTTGGTAAGGGCTTGACGTAGCCGTCGTACATCCAAAATCCGCTGCGGCTCATCCATATGGCCAAGGCGTCAGCGACCACGGCCACAGACTGGGCAGAGATAAGCCCGCAGCCGCTGCCAATTTTCTCAAAGCCGTACACGAACGGCTGGCCGACGTAGGTCGCCGTGTGGCAGTCCACGTCAGTCCACAGCAGGTGCAGGCCGCGCACGCGCTTGCCAGCCAACAAGTTGCCTGGTGTCTGCAGCTCAAAGTCACCCGCCTCGTTGGTGGTGGCCGGAGTCCACGTCGTGTTGTCCTCCTTGTCGCACCACTGCACCTTACGCGGGTTGCCACCGGCGCCCAGCGCAAAAATGAATCGCTCGCTGGTGGACAGCAGCGCATTGCAACTTGTCGGCGCGTTGGTAATCGCAGCAGCAACCGTAGGCGTCGAGAAATCTAGCTGCCACTCGTACAGCTTGCCGTCGCTGGTGCTGCAGCCGATTAGGTACTCACCCCAGGTGTCCAGGCTCCACGTCGTGGCCGGGATTGCGCTGGTGGTGTCTGGCCTGGCCACGCCGTAAGCAAATGATCCATATGACCTGTAGCCGTAGCCGGTCTTGACCACGGCGTCAGCAGACCCAGACGCAAATCCGGTCGGCGTGATGTCCTGCACACTACCAGCCTCGTTCATTACGTACAGGCCGCTGTGCGTGCCAACGCCAATCCAGCGGTCGCCGGTATTGTCTCGCCAAGTCAAAAGGCCGCGAGCCGAACCAGTTACCGCGTTGTCTGAGCGCTTGCGCCAGCCTCCAATGGGGCGCAGCGTGTTCTCGTACCAGCGCACCAGGTTGGCGTCAAACCACCGTCCAGCCGACTGGTAGTTGGTGCCGTTGCGGTAGACGCCGGGCGGGACTTGCAGAGGTATCAGAGCCATTACCACTTCACCTTATCTGCCCAGTACGCCGCGCTCATCTTGCCCTTGGCGATGTTCTTGGCGTGGCGGGCTTTGAACGATTTATTACGCGCAGAACCCTCCGGGGAACCCTTGACGCCCTGCTGCCCGAATCTAATCAGCTTGACCTGCTCCCCTGATTTAGCCAGCACTGCGTGGCTTTTCTTGGGGTGCGACGGCGTTCGCTTGGGCTTGTTGTAGCCGCTGAATGATTCGCTGCCGCGCTTGATCATTTCTTTGCGGCCCGGATGTTGTCAACCATGTTGGGGTAGGTGCGCCCAGCCTTCTTGGCCATGGCCTTGGCGCTGCGCTTTTGCCCGGCGCTCAACTTCTCAGGCTTGCCCAACGACTTGGGTCGGCTCTTTTCCCAGACAGGTTTTTTCTTGGTCTTCATGCCGCCATCTCCAGTGCCTTTGCGGTGGTCTCCTCGTTGCGTCGAGTCCATCCGCGCCCAAACGTATCAAAGGTGCTCAGTCCCTCGTAAAAGTCCTGTCGCATCTTCCCCATGGCCTCAATTATCTCAGCAGGCTGGTACATTTTGACGGCCTGGATCGTCACAGGGCCAATCGCCCCATCAGACTCCACCCCGACAAAAAGCTGCAGCGCCTTGGCCGCTCGGCTCACGCCTGAGTTGACGGCCCAGTCAAATACCACCCAGTCCACGCCCATGGGCAGGTCGTCGCACCTGGCCCTGTCCCAGTACCGCGCCTTGTACAGCGGCCCTACGTCCTCGCTGCTCAGGTCGCGCATCTCCTGCTCGGTCACGGCGCGGTCAAGCCAGTCCTCGTACACCGCCTTGGTCACCCCTAGGTTGGTCATACCACCCGGGTCTTTAGGATGGTTTACGAACCCGCCCTCGTGCTTGAGCAGCATGGTCAGACAGTCGCGAAAGTTCTCTCTCATGTAGCACCTCGGTTTGTAGGATAGCAGGCGCCGTTGTACGGGCTGCCGCGCTCGTCATTAATGGCCATCGCCCTGGTCATGCAGTCCTGCAAGCTAGGCATTTCCTGGATATGGATAAGGCGCATATTCTGCCCAGCCACCAGGAACACCATCAGGGCGTAAACGGTCGCAGTCACTTGGATAACCCTTTGGCCTTCTCAAACGTGCGCAGCCCACCCAGGCCAAGCATCCCCAACAACACAGTCATCAGGGCATCCATGTCAAAGCTCGGCAGCTGCGGCAGGTCGGCGCCCAGGTAGGCAAACACAAACGTAAGCAGCGGCGCCGCGACAAAGTGCCACGCCAAAGCAGCACCGCAGATCCAGCCAATGAACGGTCGCCATCCGGCGACGAACCTGGAGCGGTGACCTGCCTCGACCTTGTTGACCTCGAGCTGACCCTTGGCCAGCTCCTGCGCGTGCTTCTCGCTCATCGTGGCGATCTCATGCGCCAGCTTGGCCTTTTGGTCTTTGTCCTCGATAAACTTGTCCAGCAGCCCCGTTACTGGGCCAATCAAAGCTTGCAGCATAAAACCCCCGTCACGCTTTTGCCATCATCTGAAA